CTAAAACGTTGCTAGAAACTTCAACATTTTTATTAACTTGTAAATCACTATTTAATACAACGTCGCCTTCTATTATTTGTCTGCCTTTAAGATAAAAGTCACTATTTGCAACTAAATCACCTTCAATAACTTGATTTTTATTAACATAAATGTCTTTATTTACTGTTATATTATTCATAACAGTTAAATCATTATGAATTAATGTATTATTTTGAACATCTAAATCATTGCGAACAAATACATTATTAATTACTTCTAAATCATTATTTATATTTAAATTATTATCAATATAACCACTACCTTTTACATCTAATTCTATTGTAGGTTGTTTATTAATACCTAACCAGGCATTACTATTTACAATTAAAAAGTTGTTATAGTTACTTGTTTCTATAATATTATAATCATTGTTTTGCTGTGATATTTTAAATGTTGGTCCGTCGCTACTAGAATTTATAAATTCTACATTTTTATTTACAGTTAAATTACTATTCATTATAACTTCGCCATTAACAATTTGCATACCTTCAAGATAAAAGTTGCCATTTGTTGTTAAATTGCTTTCAATAATTTGATGTCTATTAACATATACATCGTTATTAATAGTTAAATTACTTTCAAAATAACCACTGCCATTTACATCTAATTCTAAATATGGCACCTTATTTATACCTAAATTAGCATTATTATCAATTATAAATGTATTATTTGTATTTAAATTACTATATTCATAAGCAAAACTATTATAATAAATTATTCTAATATCATTATTTATAATAGAATTATACAATGACAATAAAATATTTGTTTCATTATTTTTATATTTTCTAACTAAAGTATTTTTATCACCAAAATCTAATCTATGAATTAATTCAGTATTGCCATTATTATATATAATATCTGTATTAATATATTTTGTGCTATTATCATTTTCATATATATCATATTCCGTTAATTTATTATTGTAATATTTAAAATTAGTTACTGCTCCTTCAAAATTTTCACCAAATAAATATAAATTATCGCTATATGATGTATTTATTTCATTTGTTTTAGTTATACTTAAATTCGTAATTTGTGAATTTCCAACAGTATTTATATAAATATTTAAATCTTTAGTTTCATTAATATATGTTATAATATAATGATATTCTATATTATTTTGTAAAATATATTCACTTGTGGTATATTTTGTATCATTGGTATGGAAACATATATTAGAATTAGTGGTATTATAATATAAAGATTTATAATCTTCATTAAAATAGTAAATATTTTCAAAAGATAAATTGGTAATTGTAGCATTAAATTCTATAGTAAAATCTTCTAATGTTTCTTCTAAACTAATATAACTATTTTTATGAAATATTATTTGATTTTCTTCAAATATTGGTTTTCTTGAATTATAATTTAATTCCAAATGTTTATTTCTAATTTCTAAGTTATTTTTAATTTCAAATATTGGGTTATGTAAAATATATTTAATACCATTATATTCGTAATAATATTTATTGTTTTCAAGATTATATAATGTATCCAATACATTTTCGTCAAAATCAATTATTAAATTGTCAACTATATTATTAAATTTATATAAACTATTGTTGATAGTAATATTTGATTCAGATAATGTATAATCATAATAATGTGAAATAAATGGTATATTTGGTTTATAATAATATGTATAATTATTGCTAGTGATAGAAATATAATTGTTTTTATTTTCGAAAATACTATTTTCATTATTAAAATATAAATTTTCTACAACATCAACATAATTAAAAATATTGTCAAATATACTAAAATCGCCTCCACTGGTTTGTATTTCATTGCCGTTTAGAATATCTCGCATATTGTATAATTTTTCTACTTCCGCCGCTGATAATACCCTGTCGTATATGCGGAAGTCGTCTATTACACCATCTATTGTTCCCCCAGCAGTTTGAGAACGAGCAATATAAAAATCACCTGTTCCTGTAAATGAATTTGTCATTGATGAAACATTTGTGGTTAATTTAGTGCTATTCAAATAAATTTCAACTGTTTTACTATTACTTTCATTATATGTTACGGTTATTAAATTCCATTTATTAGTGCCTAATAATGTTGTTATATCATAATTAGTTGTATCTATATTATTACTAGGACCGTAATGCATAAATCTTAATTTGTTGGTTGTTTGATACGATAATGCTACAATTTTTCCTGTATCTAAAGTTGAACCTTGATGAAACAAAAATTTTCTTTCTGTTGATAGTGCGGTGTCAAATTTAACCCAGAACGATATACTATAAACATTGGTTCTTTCTAAATCAATTGCCGAAGTCTTCAAGTAACTTGTACTACCATTAAAATCAGCGGCATCATTAAATATACCATCAACTATTGAAACACTTTCTTCTGTTAAATCATATCCATTACCACTGCTATCTAAACCCACATTAGTACTATCATCAAACTTATAATGTGCTATTAAACCAGAATTATTAATATCTAATTTCTTTTCCCATCTGTATGTTGGCATTTGATTACTTGTTGTAGTTAATTCAAAACCTGTTTCATTAAATACCGTGTCAATAACTTTTACAAATTGAATATTATTACTATCATTAATATCGTGTGTATATAGTATATCATTATTGTCAATGTCACTACTAAAATTACTATTTATTGTAATTTTATAATTATTACCATCATTAGCAATATTTAAAATATTAAAATTGCTATCTATATATGAATTAAACACATTTGAAAAATTTGTATATTTATCCACATCAATTATATTACTAATGGGTAATTCATCAGTGATATATGCGTCTCTTGCTTTAAATAAAACATTTTTAATATCATTATTATAAAAATTGCTATTTTGTAGCACATAATAATTATAATCATCAAAAGTATCAGATTTATCATATATTTTAAAATTTTTAACAAAACAATTAATATTTTTACCAATATTAATATATTCATTATGTGTATTAAAGTTAATATTGTAATTTAGTTTACTAATTTTATTGTCATAAGTATATAATATTATTTCAATATAAGAAAATATATTAGTTTGTTGATTGAATATAATAGTAATATCACTCCATTTATTTAATTCTAAAAATGTATTTAAAATAAAAACTTGTGAATAACTTATATCATTACTAATTATCTCAATTTCTTTAGTTGATTTATTATTAAAATTAATTTTAATATTATTTGTTTCAAATAATGTAATTGTTTCATCAGTTTGAATTTCTTTATTTATTTTTAATGAATATTTAACAATAGTATTATTTAATTCAATATTTTCTAATATTTTAGGAATAATATTAAATAAATTATTACTACTTATAAAAGAACTATCTATATTTGAAAAATCATTAAATAAATATTCAACATTATTTTTATCTTCTGTTGTTATAATATTATCAATAAATGAAGTTTTATTATCAAAATTATAATAATTCAAATAATTACTTGTTTTTTCATAATTATATAAATTATTAATTTCATTTTCATTTAATACTTTATTATAAATGCGTAAATCATCTAAATAACCTTTAAATATATCATCTGCATTATGTCCTTTTCCAATTAAATATTTATTATTTAAATTACTAAATACATCATTTGTAGTTATATTAATATTTGGTATGCTTTGTGTCATCACATTAGTGCCATTATCAAATACTTTTAATTCTAAATTTGGTGTAACGCGTTCATATGTTATTGTAATATTTTTCCATTCGTTTGTAATAGAATTTATATTAGTATTAAATATATTGGAATTAATTTCTAATGTTATAAAATCATCACTATCATAATTTGAACTATATATTGAAAATAATGATTGGTCATCTTCAAGTGTAAAAATACCAAAATTATTATTATTTAAATCCATATTTTTAATTAAAAATGATATAGTTATGCCTTCATTTACTAAACTACTATATAAATCCAAATCTAAGGCAGTTTGCAAATAATAATTTGTTGCATTTGTATTTAAAGAAAAATCTATATAATTACTATTTTGTTGTAGGGAATTATTATATGCATAACTATCAGTATTATCAATTTTAAGTTCATTATTGCCTATAATAGCAAAGTTGGAATTTACATTTTCTGTATCATTAAATAAATAATTTTTATATAATTTATCATTGAAATATGTTGTAAATACATTTAATTTATTAATATAACCAACGAAAAAATCTGCACCACCAATTACTATATTATTATATTGAACATCTACAATATCTGTTATTTTATTTTCTAATTGTATTGAAATAGTATCATCTATTGATAAATAAACTTGTTCATCATTAAATTCAAGTTTATATTTATGCCAATTATTGAAAAAATTTTCACTATTTATTGTTAAGTCTAAATTATATTTGTCTTCGTCATTATTAGTACTTATTATAAAGGTGAAATTTTCATTATTTAAGGGTTTATTTAAACTAAATGTAATGTCATAAATAGAATTATTTGTTGATTTTATTTTAAAAATATTGTATTTTTTATCATACATATAATTTTCAAATTTAATTTCAAATTCAATTATAAAATTACCAATTAATTTAGGTGTTTCAAATTGAAAATAATATATATCATCTAAAGTATTATTAATATAAACAGCATTAGTGTAATTAATGTTATTTTGTGTAATATTTCTGGGTTCATCTTTAGAAGCTATTATATTATTGTTTAATTTTTCATCAAATACAATATTAGAATTATTAAAATTATATTCTGTTATTATACTTTCATTTTTTAAATCAACATTTTTATAGTGGATTTCTACAGTATTATATTGATTTAGTAATGGTATATTAATTGTTCCAATATTTTTATCAGAAGTATTATTTTCATAAAATGAAATATTGCTTTTATATGAACCAATTTGACCAGTTATATCATCCAAATTATTAATTATATTATTACTATTTAAATATTCATTTAGTAATAGTTCATCATAATTTTCAATATTATCAACATTTTCTTCTAATATTTTATTATAACTTTCTAAATCACATAATTTATAATTACAAGTTTCATTGTGTATAGTTGTTTTATAATTTAATTTATTTTCTAAAAAGACATTATATTCAAATTCTTCCGCTTTTAATTCTAATAAACCATAATTACTAATATGATTAAAATAAGATTTAGATTCTAAATGTAATTCATCTGTTATAATATTAGATGTATCAAAAATACCATCAAATAATAATTTTTGGTTATCTGTAATATTATTAGAAGATATTGTTATTTCAAATGTTGAATTTTCAGATGTTATTTTTAAATAATTGTCATTATTATTATTATCTGTTAAATATATTGTAGATAAATTAATATATGTAAATAAGTCATCGCTATTTTTTAATCCAAATCCTTCTCCAATTACACTATCATTAATAACATTAATATTTAAATTTTCAAGATATAATTTATTAAAATATGCATCTAAAAATTTATTATTTTCACTGCCCAAATTATATGTATTATTAATTGGCAAAATATCTGAATATAAATTAATAATATTATTTTTACTTTTTAAATTATTAATATATAATTGGTCGTGTACAACTAAATTAGATGTAACAATATCATCATCTATTAATAAATTACTACTTTGTGTAGTACCATATACTTTTAAATCAATATTTTTAATAGGTGGTCCTGAAATACCAATAAATGATTCTTCGCCTTCATTATTATGACCAAATTGAACAAAAGTATTTGTATAATCTAAGTATATATTCATAGAATTAACATATCCTCTTGTTGCATTTTTAACATCATCTGCATCTAATTCAAAACTATAATAAGGATATTCAACACCATCAAAAATACCAGAAGTAATATTTAGTAATTTACTATAATTTGTTTTAAGTACTTTTAATTGATTTTCTCTTGTATAAATAGTAAAATCATATTGTTCATCATATAAATTAATATATTGTAATTTATTGTCATTTGTACCACTTTCTAATTCAAGATAATATAAATTACCATTTTCATTATTAAAATGCAAGTTTGTAATTGTAAACGTGTTATTAAATTCTTTAAGTAAAGAAACGAAATAAGTATCTAAATGTATAATTAAAAATCTATAAGATGATGTATTAGTATTATAATCGTTGACAATTAAATATTCAATATTATTAAGTGTAGCATATATAATATCTTGAACATTATTAAATCTAGCATCATAACCGTTACCAATTTCTGTACCATATTTACGTATTTCATTAACGGGAATTTTATCTATTTTATTAAAAGGATAATAACCAGCAATAGTTTTTAATTCTCTATCGCGTATATTATATTCTCTTATAGAATAATTATCACTATCACTAATATATAATTTATTTTTATGATTAATATATATAGTATTTTTAATGTGTGAATATAATTCGTTATTTATTGTTGTAACATAGTTATCTAAATATCCATAATAGAATGAACCAGACAAATTATATAATGATTGTGTATTATTTGGATTGTATAAATAAATAGCTGTGTCATCATTTATAAATAAATTGCTATCAATTTTATCATAAGTAAATGATTGAATATTCTTGAAGTTAATATCAGATGAACTTATTTCATTTAATGTATCAGTATATATGTTATAATCAAAAACTTTATTTTTATTAATATCAGCGATTAATTCAATATTTAATGAAATATTAGAACCTAATTTTGCGGTGTCTATACCATCACTATTAATAAAATTATCAAATTCAACAAAATAATTTATATATTTTTTTGAATTAGTAATACTAATATCTATAATATTACTTGTGTTCGGTTTGTTTTCTGTAATTATAGCTTCTAATTCTATATTATTTGTTGAACCAAAAATACTAACGTTTTGTGGATAATTATTACTGGTACTAAAATCAAATTTAAAATTTTTAATATTTGTAAAATTGCTTGTTTGTAATTCTAAAAATAATCCAAATAATGTTACAGTAGTATTATTTAATAAATATCTAAATATATTAGTATTATAATCGCTAATATTTAAGATATTATCACTATTTAATGTAATTATACTATTATCATTTATTGGTGAAATATTGTTGTATAATAAACGACTATCATCTAAAATAGTATCTGTTTCTTCTAAATATTCAACTGATACATAAATATTGCTATTTGTATTATTATTATATGTAAAATTTGTAATATTACTTTGCCCAGATATAATATTATATTCTGTTAATGTATTATCGAATATATTACTATTATATAATTTATCATTTAAATAGTATAAATTAGAATTATCAATAAAATAATTAAGAGTTTCACTACTTAATATTATATTTGAATAATTTATAGTATCTGATAAATCTAAATTACTTAAAGCATTTTGTGCAATTGGTGCTCTATGTTTTTTAATACTATAATTATTTTCATTATTTTCTAATAAAGTTATACCAAAATGTGATGGCGTACTAAAATGAATATTTGAAGATGCCTGAATATGCATATCTTTTGCTGTGTAAAAAACTTCACCTAAATTTAAATTATCAATTTGGTCACCACTAACAATTGAACCATTGATGCGTATTTGTTTTACATCTAAAGTACTTACAAATAATTCTGGTGAATTAATATTAAATTTTGCTTCATTTGCTTCAAATAAATTTGTTATAATATTATTATTATTTTTAGAACCAATTTTAAATGCTCCATTATCAGAAAATATAACAGATGATTTTTTATTGTTTCCTGAATTATTTAAAACAATATGTTGTTCATTATTAATTGAATTTTCAATATATATAGAACCATCACATACATGTAATTTGCTATTAGCATTTTTAGATATAATATCATTATAAGTAGTATTAATTCCTATATATGATGTGGAATTAGTATTATTTGGTATGCCAAAAAGTGTATAATAATTATTTCCATTTTTTTGCTGATAATATTCACTAGTAATATTTAAAACATTATAATTTGCATTATTAATAGAATTAGTATTATTTATATTATATAATGAAATAACATTATCACTTGTATTAATATTTAAATTAAATTCGCCATTATTTATTTTTGTATTATAATTGGATGTTTCAATATTAATATTACTTGAAAGTAAATTAAAATGTTCTGTAGCGTGTGTAAATATAGTATCATTTAAATGATTTGTATTATCTAAAATTAATTGATTTTTAGTATCAATATGATATATATTTTTACAATAAATATCATCTACATATATTTTACTATCACTGTGTAAATCTAATTTTCTATCTGGTGTTATTTTTAATAAATCTTTTCCATTTATATCTACTGTATTATTATAATGTTTAATTTCCAAACTACCATCAATATTATTATATAATTTATTGTTTCTTAAAGACGTATTATCAACATTATTTACAATATTATTAAAAATTATATGAGGTTGTGTAACTACTGTATTCGTTTTAAATATTTTAACTAAATCTGTTGTATCATTATATTTTTCATATTTATAAATTAAATTAAATACTCGATTGATATTTTTAGTTACTTTATTACCATTTAACAATAAAAAGTCTAAATCATAATTATACTTGAATATTCCCAAATCTAGTGTTTCATTTATTATTTCTACATTATAATTATTTTTTTCTAAATAATTTTTTGTATCAATCTCTAATGTATAATTATTATTTAGACTTTTTGTTATATCAATATTAAATGTAGTATTATTATTAAAAATATTTGCATCTAATCCATTATCATTTACTAATAATTCTGGTATTTTAAATTCTATATTGATTGGTATATTAATAGTTGAATATACATTATATAATCTGTTTATAGCATCATTTTCAATATCATAAATAATATAATTACTGGTTGTCATTTCATATGTATTGTTATTATTAACAATTTCATTTGTTGTTATTTGCAATAATGTTTCTGTACTAGTTGAACCTGGATTATTATTATTTTTTAGTATATTTGAAAAAGTATTGATAATATTGTTATTACTTATTTCAATATTCTTATTAAATATATAAGTATAATTTGAGAAAACATAACAATTAGTATTAATATTAAAAGCTATTGTTTGTACACTATCCGCAATTTGAATACTTTCATTAATTACATTATTTATATTTGATAAATTATCAAATTCATAATAGTAATTTGATGATAAATCATCTACATTTTTATAATTATTTATTGTTAATGATGGTAATATTAAATTTCTGTCTATATTTATATTATTACGTGAATCATCAACATTTTCTATAATATCAAAATTATTAATATCTAAGTTACTAAACTTAAAATCAGTACTATATGTATCTATTTTTATATTTTTATTAGTATTATTAATAGCATATGTTGTATCTAAAATATTATAATCTTTTTTATATATAAAATTGTTTTCTCCTTTTAATTCTGGATGTATTTCAGTTAAATTAGTATATACATTATCAATGTAGTTTTTATCCAAATTAATATTATAAGAGATGTCTATTTTATTATTATTTAAATTACTATTCAAAATATAATTTAAATTAGAATTATTATAATATATGTAATTGTAATTATTATCTGTAAAAGAATCATTATTATAATTGTTTACTAAATTTAATAATAATTTGTTAGTACTTTTAATATTTAAAGTATTATTAGAATTTGTATCATTTATAGAAACAGTATTATTAGTATTTAATGTTATTAAATTATTATTGTCTATGTCATTTTCTGTATATTTTATATTAAAACTATCACTTATATCTGGTCCTTCTAATATCCAATTTTTATTATATATACCTTGTTTTTTATTAAATTTGATTTTTGCAGATTTTGCTGTATCAGTATTTGTTAATTGTAATAAATAATCCTTCCAATCATTAATATGTACTGTTGTATTATATGATATATTACTATCCCATCTTGAAATATTTTGATTATTTCCAAAATTAAAATATGTATTTGGAGAACTAATATCTGAATGGTCATAAAATATAGATAATAAATTGTTATCTACAATACCTGTTTTAAATGAAAATAATGTAGGCAATTCTTCATCTAAATTTTGATATGGAATATTTTCATCTATACTTTCAATGCAAAATTTAATAGAATTAATATTTCTTGATTTATCAGAAGTATTACTAAATTGTTTAATAGATAAATCAAAATATGATATTGGGAAATCCTTTGTATTATCTATATATGGTGAAATAAAACTGGCGATTGAATTGTTATTTTCTCCATATAAGACAATATTATTTGAATATAATTTATTAAAAACATTTTCATTATTAGCATCATAATTACCAATTATAGTAGCATTTGAATGATGTATATAATTTGTATAACCATATAATTCTACATTATCTTCAATAATTTCCATAAGATTATTTCTTATTAATGGTGCTTCATAACTTGTATTAACAGTTTGTATCGGTGTATAACTATTATCATTACCTGATGAATTATTTAATAAATATGTATTTAAATTTACTCCATCTATAATTATATTGCTACAATGTAGTGTATCTGTTTCTACATCGCCATATATTTTTACAGTTTTTTGTTTAGTTATTTCATTATTTATATTAGTATTAGGTAATTCATATTCGGCACCTTTAGGTCTATTAAATATAAAATAGTATTCTTGTTCATCATTTTCAGTAGGTGGTTTTGTATGATCAACATATCCTTTATGAGTTATATCTCTTCTATACATAATTTCTAAACCACTTTTATTTGGATGTATTTGTGTATCACTGTAACCAATTTCAAAAACACCTGGATAATTAATAACATTTTGTTTAGAACTATCGTGATTTCTGTATATATACCATCTATCTGAATTGCGATCGCCAGTTATCGAGTCCCAATTGCAAAAATCTATGCCTGTATATTTTGACATATTATTACTTTTATCATAACCAACCTTTCCACGATAAAGACGAATAACTGTATCATTGTAGTTATCATTTGACAAATTTCTTATCATTAATGGTTTTGTTTCTTCGGGTTTAATTAGTGTTTCTAAAAATTTATCTTTAATATCGCTTACACCAATATAAATATTAGCATTTATGTAACCAGTATTAAGAGTATTATTATTATTAATATATTTTATAGTAGCAAGTCTTTTATTTTCATCATAATATCCACCATATATATTAATACCTTGTTTAACATTTAACCCTTTACTTGTATTTAATAAATATTGTGAATTATTATCACTTATATTATTATAATTAATAAAATACTTATTATATTCATTTGTATTATTTAAAAAATATGTATCATATTTATTATTATTTTCTGTTTGAACAAATGTATTTGTTATTTTTCCATCAACATATATATTTGTTGTTGATAAATTTCCATCTATATCTAAATCAAAATTTGGATTATTATTATTAATACCTATTTTATTATTTGCATTAATTGATAAAGCAGGTACCGTTGTGTTAATATCATTTTTATCAACAGAAGGATAAAATTCAATATTTCGATTTTGTGTATTTTCACTAGGTGTAGTATTTATAATTAAATTATCACTGTTTTTTATATTATTTGAACTGTGACCAATATATGAAATATTATTTTCCGAAACTAATGATACTTCAAAATCATTACTATCTTTATGTATTACTAAATTATTATTTTCAATTGTTGTTAATGATTTAGATTTTCCTAATGTTAATTTTCCAGGAACAATTATATTAGAATTTGCATCAATTATTATAGTATCAGGGACATTATAATTTAATATAAAAAATGGTGTATCAGAAACAACATAATCAACAATATATTTATATTTAAATAAAACAATTAAATTATTATAACTAATATTATCGTATAGAGGAATATTTAATAGTTCTGTAATATCTACACCAAAGTCAGTAATATTATTTGTAGGTTCTCCACTTATATTACTTGAATAATATATTAAACTAGAATCGTTATTTCTAAATATAATATTTAAATTTGTATCATTATAATCTAGATAATATGTATTTGATGTTAAATTTACATTATTTATTAAATTATAATTAGAATTATCAATTAGTAAAATATCACATTCAATATTATTTTTAATATTTAAAACATAATTATTAGAATTGTTTTGAAAAGAAAATTCATTATATTTATAATCTTCTAATGCTACAAAATTCGCAATATATTCTTCTAATGCACCATTATTTGAGAAAACAATGGTAGGTTCTCCTAATTGAATTTTATTATTAAAAGATGGATTATATATTACATTACTTATATTAAATATATCAACATTACTATCGTTAATTGTAAAACCATTATTTAAACTTAAATTATTCATTGTAACATTTTGTTTAAAATTTATTGGTCCATCAATATGACTAATGTTTTGAGTTTTAATATCTAATTTATCTAAAATAGTGATATTGCTTACATTTAAAGTTTCTGTTGTTATTTCGTCAGAAATAATACCATTAAAATCTACAGTATTAGCAAATATATAATTACAATTAAAAGTACCATCACTTATTTGTTCAGGTGTTAATATAGGTAAGTTTTTTCTATAATAAATATCGTCTAATTTTTTTAAATTATTATTTTCATCGTTTACATAAATATTATCAAATGCTGCACTACCATATACTTGTAATTTAGGATTAATTGTTTCAGATACAATATTAGAACCAATAGATATATTTCCATCTTGTGTAATAGTCATACTAGGTTTAACATTTGAATTAATATTATAATTTGGTATTTGATAATGTTCATTATTGTTATTTTTGTATAATTTATTAAGTAAATGTGTATTTTTAGAAATATGAAATTCTAATGGCATATTACTTGTAGTTGTAATAATAGCAGGTGAATTGTTCAAATTTCCTATTATACCCATTTTTAAACTCGCTGGTTCATTATATATTTTTTCTATATTTTCTCCTGCTGTGCTGTCATTAATTATAATATCTTGAACCATTGCTTTATTTTTAATAGCGAGTTGAATACCTTCAAAACTATTAGTTATGGTATCCGAAATTATATTGAGAGGATGCATATTTCCAATTGTTTCAGAACTATCTGCTGAAATATTTCCAGATGTATCAATGCCGCCTATTGTTAAAAAATTATCAGTGTATAAATTATTTCTTTTTAATTCCCTGCCATTGATATTTAGTATATTATTAAAACCTGGATATAAATGTGATTGTTTAATACTATTATCTATTTTTTCGCTTACTTGATTTAAAATATTTGAAAAATTACTATTTATATCTGAACCATTAAATGATATAATATTACAAGTGCTTTCATCTAATAAATCAAAACCTGTTGCTGCTACTCTTCCCCAGCATTCAATTTTGCCTCCATTTACAAAAAGTCCTTTAATATTTTGATTTGTAAAATTATTATCAAAATTATTTCTAGTAGTATTAATACCTATTCCGGAATTATTAACAATTGTACTATATAAAATATCTCGTGTATGTAAAATATTATAAGTTTCACTTGAATTATATGTAGTATGTTTTTGTCCACATAACAATTCTGTTCTTTCCTCATCAATGTCACCAATAACAAGAAATTCTCTATTTTTATCTAAATCTAGATATTTATTGTTTATTAAACCAATACCTAAACTTCTAATTTCAAATTCTGAAGGTTTATAATTATTAGTAGTCATTATTTTAAAATAAAGTTATTTCCTTATGTATAATTAACATTAAAAAAATTGATTTTTTATAATTATAACAATATAAATATTATCAAATGAATAAGATTACATCAATACATAATAAAACTAAAGAATTAGATATTACAGAAATGCCATATAATAATAAAAATATTTTATTAAATATAAATGATTTAAATGATATATTATATAACAATGGTATTGATAAAACAGAAATAGAAATTAATGATATTAATTTATATAGAACCTCATTTGTTCATCAATCGTATTGTACGATGAAAAATCAAGATTTTGAAAATAGTAATATTAAATGTCCAGATGATTGTTTACCTCTTCAAGATATGTCTTATGAAAGATTAGAATTTTTAGGCGATGCGATTTTAGATATGGTGGTAACATCCTATTTATATGAAAGATTTCCTGACCAGAATGAAGGATTTTTATCGAAACTAAGAACAAAAATTGTAAATGGAAAAATGTTAGGGTTTTTATCAAATAAAATTGGTTTTAATAAATTTGCAATAATTTCCAAACAGGTAGAAGAATCTAATGGTCGAAATAATTATAAAATAATGGAAGATATTTTTGAGGCATTTATAGGTGCATTATTTTTGGATACAAATAATAACTATGAGATTGTAAATAATTGGATAATATATATATTAGAAAACTATTTAGATTTTAGTGAATTAATAGTTTCTAAAACTAATTATAAGGATATGTTAATTTATTATATGCAACATCATATTCAAGATATTCCAAAATTTTATGAAATTGACATTACTTGTAAAGATTCTATTAAAGTATTTAAATATTGTGTAAAAGATAAAAGTAATACTGTAATATCAACTGCGTGTGGTAATTCAAAAAAAGAAGCAGAAAACAATGCTGCTCTTGAAGCATTAAAACATTATAATGTCGATATAAGTTCTCTAAATATGTCTTCATCGCAAGTAAACAATCAATAAAATATAATTTGTTAAATTAAAGATAATAAATATATATTATTTATATAAATGAGTTATAATTTAAAAAAATATAATTATAGTGCTGGAATATTTGATAATTCAATTGATGCAACTTATATTATATATTTAGAAGGAAATACTAAAAGATATAAAAATATAATAAATGGTATACAAAATATAAAACCGACGAAAACTATTTATATTTTATTTAACAAAGGTTGGAAAAAGGCAAAAAAGAGTAGTTATATAACAAATACAGCAAAGGATTTAGTTGATTGTAATATAAATATATTTCGCCACGCAAATAATAAAGGTTATAAAAATATTTTAATTTTGGAGGATGATTTTATCTTTGATGATAAATTAAAGGAAAGAGATATACAACAAAATATTAATAATTTTTTAATTAATAATATAAAAAATAGTTTTTCATTTTATTTGGGAACAATACCTTTTATATTTATGCCTTATAATTTTAATATAAATAAGGGGTTATTAAATATATATACGCATTCTGTTATATATTCGCAAAAATATAGAAAATCGGTACTTAATTATAATTATAAAAATATTTTTTGTTGGGATATGTTTCAGAATTATTTTAATATGAATAAATATTACTATAATATTCCATTAGCGTATCAAATAATAGAAGAAACTGAAAATTCGCATAATTGGCCAGTATTTGAAATTGTTAGATATTTGTATTTTAAATTAATTTATTTATTTAAAGCAAATGAAAATCCCGTATTATTTTTTAATTTTGTATATATATTCTCATATTTTATAATTTTATTGATATTAATAATTATAATAAAAATTTTACATTTAATTAGAAAAAAAAATTTATTTTGAAAATATTTTTTTTAAAAAATCTAATGTATTAACTGTATTTTCCTTTAATTTTTCTTTTAAATCTGGAGTATTAACATTTAACTTACTATCATTTGATATTTTAATACATTTATTTTTAACTTCTTTTAATTCATTATTTAATGATTGAATACAATTAATTAAATAATAGATTAAGTAAATTAGTATAATAAAAACGATAAAAAAAGTTAAATCCATTAACTAATATTCTAATATATTAATATATAAAAATAAATTATGCGAATTTCATTCCGGCACTTCTGCCAATTATTTCAAAAATATTATAAGTTACGCTAAAAATATCTACAAAATAATTTTGTATTTTGTAACTTTCTTCATTTTTTAAAATTCTTTTTAAATTGTCTAAATTATCTAAATTAAAAAGTGGGTCATTATGTTGATAATTATTGATATATATTGATATTTTACTATCAACTAAAGAAGCATTATAATAACCACTTGGATTATTTTTTTCTGGATTTAAAGCAAATGAATATAAATATAAACCTTCCATATTTGGAATTTTTGTATGATATTCATATGGTTGTATTTTATTATAAAATATGTTATCTTTTTCATTAACTATAATTTTACTTTTATCCCATAAAATAGATGCTCTATTTAATATGGGGTATTGATTATTATTATGAAATGATGCTGTATAATTTGTATAATCATTAAAGTTCTTTAAATAATCATCTCTGCGCATAATCCATATTAATTCTTTTGTTGGTTTATTTGTATTAACCTTAATAATGGTATTATTATTTGGATTATTATTTATTGATATTATATTTTGTGGTGTTATTTCTAATTGTTCTACTAAATATTGTAAATTTGTTTTTCTAAATATTGTATTTCTTTCATTATTATCTAAGAATACATATTCGGCTTCGATATAAGGAAATATAAAATTATTTTTTACAAATGTATTTATATTTATATTTTCATTATATAATTTATTATGTAAAAGGGGGCTTATATCTTTATCAATTTCATTATTAATAACTGTATATAAATGTTCGCTATTTTCTAATGTAATTGTTAATGTAATTTCATTTGCTTGTAATCTTAATAATGGTAATGCAAGTGACGGATTTCTTGTAAACCAGAATGGTAAAGGGACACGTATTTGTGTTTTTTTAATAGATGGTAAACAATTCGGGTCATTTTTATCAGAATATGGATAATAGTCGTATATAAATTTGTTATTGTCAATTATTAATTTTTTTTTAAATAAGGTTGGGTTTGTTATACTTGGTATATTGCCAATTAAATCATCGTATCCCATTTTATCAATTGTTAATTCATTCCATATATTTAACCAATCATTAGTTATAGTATCAATTATTAAACCATCGACTTTAATAATACATTTTTTTATAATATTATGTCCAATATTTTTTACCCATTTAAATGAATGTTTTTTACTTGAATAAACTTCAGGTAAACTAAAACAAAAATATAAATTTTTTAATAAATCACCATTTCTTGTTATTTTACACGTATATTGTCCATCTACTATATTAGGATTTAATAAAGGTGTATTATTAAATTCCAATTGTATATTTTCTATCGCAAATTTTGTATGTTTTCTATAACTATATTTAAAAAAACTCATATTTGGATTTTCACATAAAAAAGTGTCTTGTTGACCTTTACATACTAACTGTAATAATCCAGCACCCATTTATTTAAATATTTATATATTTATTCTCTAATATGGTTTTACAATATTTTTATCATTATTTATATTTATATTTGCAATTGGATATGTGTCTATTGTATTATCTGTTACAGGTGAAAATGCAGTTGTATTAAACTTTTTCTTAAATATATTTTTAACTTCACCATGTGTTAAGGCATAATTATAATAAGTTAAGTCAGCCATTTGTAATACATTAGAACTTTCGGATGAAAATATTTTGTTATTTCCTCCTTCTTTATTTAAAATATCGCCAGGATTTAAATATAATGGACCTCTGTTATGTTTCATTGCTGCAGAACCACTTGTCAAATTAGAAATACCATTATATGGTGCTTCGACAACTCTATCTAACATATTAACACCATTTAAATATATTTTACAAGATGTTTTAAATTTATTTAAAATATCATTTTCTGGTGTTAATTCTTTTAATACAACTGTAAACATAAACCATTTATTATTATATTCATTTGATTTAATATCATATATACCGAGTAATCCAGAATTTCTATTGGTCCATTTATCTGTAGTTTCTTTATTACAATCAATAAAATCTGTACCATCTGAACGATATGAATCTGCACTTGTTAAAGTGTTATATTCTACAATTATAGATGTTCCATCATTTTTCATTCTAATAAGAGGATTTTTTACTAATACATATTTGTTATTTTCTTTTAATAAACAGTTTTCATCATTATTGTAATTTAATTGTATTTTACTTCCTCTTAAAAATAATACTATATCACTATTACTATTAGTTAAAGCTGGTCCCATTTTATCTTTGTTTATTTTTAACCAAAAATTATAACTGTATTCTGCGCCACCAGATTGATTTATAGATGGGACAATATTTTTAAATTTAAAACTTGAATCGGAATAAGTAGTATATTCTTGGCTGTCATACATAGAATAATCATAGATGCCTTTAAATATTTGTACAGCATTTTTTTTAGTTGATTGTTTTACAATATTTTTATTATCATAACTGTATACCATTAATGCAATAAATAAACATATAAGTATTATAAAAAACGCTAAAAATACTTGTATTATATTAGATATCATTATAAATATATATATTCTCTATTTATGGTATATAATTTTTTTACACCTTTTCCCATTTAAAATACTTATATTACTTTCCGAATAATATTTAAATAATTATAAAAATAAAACATTTATTTAATTTTATAAATTGGATTTCTAATACCATAACTACCTAAACCTAATTTATCTAATACATTATCGATAGGACCACTATTATAATTATTATAAATATCTCTATCATTTAAATCATAATTAAATAAAGTTAATTTTGATAATAAACCAGAAAATCCTTGTTCATTATCGTTGTATGCACCACCTATAACTAAATTATCTGTACCATCTAAGTCATAATTTTTAATGTCGTATTTCATTTCTGAATCGATATTTTCACCTAAACCTTTTAATTTCTCGCCGTGATTCGCTATACCAACTAAATCACCATCTACATATGTTGATATGCTTCCTCCAGAAGTACCAATATCATTTACAACTATTCCAACGTGTACCCAACGTTGTATAGGTATATATTCAATACATATGCCTTGTTTCATATATTCTTTAAATGCTTCTGTATAAGTACCTTCGCTTTCAAAATCGGATAATATTTGTTGTGTTTTATCACTTGTATTTTCATCTATTTTTTTAAATCTAATAAACAATTTATTTTTTCTATTTTCTAAGAAAATTTGTATTGAACGTTGCAATATATCATTCTCTTTGCCAAAATAAAAAACATTTTTAAATCCAGTGTGACTAAAATCTTTAATATACATCCAAAATGTATAAGAACGTTTTAATCCATTACCCGACAATATTTTATTATCCAATATGATTTTATGTTTTTTATTACCTGATATTCCAGCTTTTGTTTCATTTACTATTAATTTATTATGATTAAATACTTTTTCAGCAATATATTTATACATAAAATAAGCAATAACTACTGAAAAAACAATTACAAATATTAATCCAAAAATTACTTCAGGACGATTTGTATAATAGTTAAGTTGCGACATTATTTTATTATAAACATTAGCTGAAGCATCTTTGATATTATTATAACTATTATTTACAACTTTTTTTCCTTGAGATACAGAATTGTTAACCATTGATTTTACAGGTATACTACTCTCCATTATTTTTATATCTATCTATTTTAAGTATATAAATTTATGTTTATAGAATTTATATGATAGTTACCAATTTGAAAAAATTCTTTATTATAATTATATCCTTTTTTAACGTATTTTTTTTGCAATGATAAATAACTTAATAATTTTGTAAAATTTTCTAAGTTAGGTTTACTATCTTTTTTATTTGGTATTAATGTTAAAAAATATACATTTGATATTATAATAGATATAGCGTTATCTGTGCAATTTTTATTCATTAATACATCAAATAAACAAATATCAAATAAAAATGATTTATAGTAATTATTTTTATTTTGCAATGTGGTTTTACGATTTTTCAATTCATATATTAAATTTTCGTGAAATCTCAAAGGTATTAGCCAAGAATCTTCTAATAGTATTTTATTTACAATATCTCTTTCAAACATATTACCGTATAAATATTCTGTATCGTAATTTTTATCTATTGAATTATTTTTTTCAGAATAATTTTCAAGTAAAAATAATGCCTGCTGAACATTGCCTTGACATTTTTCTAATATATTTTTAAGTATATCTTTTTTTATTTTTGGTTTTTTTTCTAGAATTATTTTTTCGATATCACTATCTAATAGATTTTTATATTCAATTGTTTTGCATTTTTTTTTTATATTTCCGATTTTTTTTAGTAAATTTTTATTACATATACATATAATTGGTATATTTTTATATTTTTTTGCATTTAATACATTATACAAATTACTATTTATTGTTCTATCTATTGATAATAATGTTTCATAATTGTCAATTACTATTATTTTCTCTTTTTTTTCGGCGGATATAATATCTAAAAATGATACAGCCGTTATTGTTTTAAATAATAATTCATTAAATTCTTCTGAATTATTACAATTTGAACTAGTAAAATTTACTATATTTAAATTTAATTCATTACATATTTTATAAACTGTATATGTTTTACCTATACCAGATATCCCGTAAATAAATATGCAACTTTTAAATGAAATTTTCTTATCCGGATTATTAATTAAATTTATTATTTCATTTTTAATTAACTTATAATTTTCCATATATTAATATACATATTTTAACTCTTAAACTATTAATTCTATTATAAAATATAATATATATGATATTATTATTAATATTGGTAAAATTATTTCCATACTTAATAGTGAATAATTATTTTCATAACCAAAATGTTTTATTTCACCATTTATATCAAACATCATTGATGGTTTAAATAAAAATATTAATAACAATAATATAACATAAATTAAAATTATTATATATTTTCTTGAATACATTTTTTATACTCTTAATTAATTATAATATTATAATATTATAAAGAGGAATATAAATGAAAACTATTATATTATTTATATTATTTATCATTATATTTATAATTAGTTCTAAATTTTTTATTGAAAATTTTATTGTTAATGATACTAATACGCGACTTTTGTTCAATTCTTATGATGGTATAAACTTTAATTTTAATAAAAATTTTCAAATTAATTCGTTCCCTGCAAACGATTTACAATATGAAAATTGTAATGATTTAGATTTAAATAATGAAAAATATAGTGAACATATTTATAATATATTAAATATAAATAATAATATTGATATTTTATTGAAAATTAGCGACTATATAGAATGGAATGATTGGATAGATTCAGATGTTAAATCTACAAAAATTTATAATAAATTTATTAAATATTTATCTAATGTATTAGGTGCAAAAAATATTAATATAGTTTATGATATATTAAAAAAAATTAAATATAATAATTTAAATACCAATAATATATTATTTAATATTGATTTATTATTATATAGTAAAAATAATTTATATGGTAAACATGTAAATATGTTAGTTTATTATAATAATGATAAATTTTATATTATTTACTTACAAATAATTGGCAATGTTTCCGAATATAATATTAAAAATAATAGTTATTTAAAGGATATTAATCTTGATAATCACGTTGATTTTATTTCAAACAATACAACTAAAGATAGTTCAGAATGTGATTGTGACAAATGCAATATAATAACTGATGAATATGTTAATAAAAATTTGGAAGAATCAATTATAAATAATATTAAAAGTAATACACTTTATAGCAATCTTGATAAAAAAAATATAGATAAAAATAAAAAATATAATAAATTACAAAATACTGTTAAAAATATATTTATGAATAAACTATATACTAAAACTGATATTAAACCATTTAATATTTAAAACGGAATTGTCATTGTTTGTTTTTTTAAGGCACTAATTTCTGCACCCTTTAATGTTTCTGAACAATTAATATCACTAATTTTACTATCTTTATTAATTCTTACACGAATTGGTAGAATATATTTTTCTGTATTTGGAATATATATGTAATCTGATTTTACTGATGATGAATTTGCCTCGTTGCCATAACCAAACCGCGCGCCTACACTATCGCCTCCACGAGTTGCCCCACGAGTTGCTCCGCGAGTTGCCCCACGAGTTGCTCCACGTGTAGGTTCTTGATTTTCTTTTCTTTTTTGAAATAGCATGAACGATAAATAGATTAATCCGGTTGTTTCTGTTGTTTCTTCTAGACCTAGCATTTTTTCTTCGTTTGTTGGTTTATAATCAATATCCATTGCTTTTTTTGTTACCCATTGATATTGTGCTTTTGGATTTTGATCAAATTTATATGAAATATTATTGTTTGCAGGAATAGTCCACATAGTTCCATCTCTCTCAATGTTATATGGTATTGTATTATATTCACTTGCATATTCAGGATTTTTTGTATCAAGTGCAAATCCTAGTGCATAAATATAATTATTATCATAAGAATTAATTTCGATATCATCCAACTTTACTACAATAGGTCCTTCATTCGCAACAACACGATAACCAATCATATAGTTATCATCAGTTTTATTACCTTTCTCATAAACTTCGATGTTATAATTTTCTTTAAAATTTTTTCTTTCATATTCATCGTGAATAACTAATGAATCTTTTCCTTCACCGAAAGAAACGTTGAATTTTACATCATAATTATTTGTTTTATAATTAATTTCAAATGATTCTTGGTTTGTGATTTTGTATTCACCTGACATTGTATAATTATATAATAAGTTAGAAATTATCATTTTTTTTATTTTTTCGTAATAATTACGACATTTTTGTAAGTTTGTATTGATAATTATGTATTAATTTATAGCGAATATAAAAAAAAATGATTATCTCTTAACTAAATATTATTATGTCTAATCAAATGTCTTATGAAATTGAAATGATTGAAAGTCAAATTAATAATGTTGTTATTAATTATAATAATAAGGTTATTGAATATGAATACAACTTAAAAATGTTAGGTGAATGTAATAATAATTATACATGTTATTATAATAAATATTATGAATGTTTAGAAAATATTAATTCAATTAAATATTCAATTGATTATAATATTCACGATAAGTTTGATAATATGATGTTAAATTCTTTATTAAAAGAATATAATGCTGAATTAAATAAATTAGAAAATATTAAAAATAAATTATATAGTGATGTTAATTATTATGAATATAATGTTAATAAACTTAATTTAGAATTAAATACGTTATCTGAATTTAAAGAAGAATTAAAAAAAAGAATTAATCGTATTAAAAGATGGGATGTGAATCTTAGTACTCCATTTGATGTATGTAAAGAATGTGTTAAAAATGAATTCTTATTTAATATGCAGCTAGACGCGATTGTTAATTAAAAAAAAATAAAAATGATATTTATTTATATTTTTTTATTAGCATGCTAAATTATGATTATATTCAGTACATCAAATATATTGATTATAATTGTATAAAAGGTTTTAAATATGAATATTATGTTTTAAATAAATTAAAAGAATATTATAATACAGATGAATGTTATTTGTGGAAAAATGTTCCAGATTATTTATTAATAGAATCAGGCATAATATTAGATAATGATTTAAGTAATATAAAAAAAAAATATAATATTGATAAAATGTCTAGAAACTATAATATTTTATTAGATACGGGCATTGATATAATATGTAAAATTAATAGTGATACTATTTTACTTGTTCAATGTAAAGCATATAATTCAGTTATATCACAAAAACATTTATCAGGATTTTTTAGAACATTATTAGATACTTATTTAATAAATAAAAATAGAAATGTTAATATTAAAGGTTTAATTGTTCATACTAGTAAATTGTCTGATTTAATAAAAGAAAGTTATTGTTATAAAGAAAATTTAATATCCGAGATGTATTTACCTTTTGAATTAAATGATAAAAAAAAAGGGAATCAATTAATTAAGTATAAAAAAATAAGTGTTATTTTTATGTTAAATTTTAATATTATTGTAATGTATATGTTATATATATTACATATATATATTCTTAAAATTTAACTAGTTTATTACAAATAAAAAAATTATTTTTTTATTATAAATAAAAAAAATTTCTGCTTCTAGGGAGGTTCGAACTCCCAACCTTTGGTTCATAAGACCAACGCTCTACCAATTGAGCTATAGAAGCATATATATATATTATAATATAATAATCAATTTTTTTTTTATTTAATGATAAAAAACTATATACTATTATAAATATTATAATGAAAATAAAATTATATCTATTGTGTTTACTCTTTAGTATTTCTGATTGTTTTATAATAGCAAACCCGCCATTGTTAAAAAAAAAGAATGTAATAAAAACTAAAAGACCTCAAATATATTCAATAAGGATGCAAAAAAATACGAATAATAAATTTCCAATTGAATTTAAACAAAAAAAACTATTCATATATGACATTGAGGTAAATAGTGAAATATGGGCAATTATTAGTGTTTATTTTGTACAAGGTATTATTGGTTTATCCAGTTTAGCAGTTACATATTATTATAAGGATGTATTGCATTTAAGTCCAACAGAATTATCTTATATATCTTCTATATCTATATTACCATGGACTATAAAACCATTTTATGGTTTTATTTCAGATACTGTTCCATTGTTTGGTTATAAAAGAAAGAGTTATTTGATATTATCAGGTTTATTAAGTTCTTTATCTTGGTTTAGTATGTCAAATTTAGTTAAATATGAAAATTTAATTCCATATAATCATAAAATATTGGCAGTTTCTTTATTAACTATTAGTTCCTTAGGAATAGCGTTATCGGATGTATTAATAGATGCTATAGTTGTTTCAAAATCGCAAGAAACTGATAATTCGGGTTCTTTACAAAGCATATGTTGGACTTCCGCATCAATTGGTGGTTTAATATCATCATATGCATCTGGTGCATTACTTGAAAAATATGGAATAGCAAATATATTTAGTATTACATCTTTTTTTCCATTAATTATAATACTGGTTGGATTATCAATAAAAGAAAATAAGATAAGTAATACAGTAGTTTATGATATAAAAGACAATTTTAAATTAATATTACATTCTCTTCGTGATAAAAAAATAGCGATGCCTATATTATTTTTAATATTATGGCAAGCAACGCCATCAGCTGGAAGTTCTTTTTTTTATTTTGAAACAAATGAATTAGGATTTACACCAGAATTTTTTGGTAAATTATCCTTAATATCATCAATATCATCTATAGGTGGTATATATTTATATAATAAATATTTTAAAAATATATCTTTAAAAAATATGTTTAAAATGATTTCTTATACTGGTATAATATTTAGTTCAATGCCAATAATATTATTAACACATTTTAATCGTCAAATTGGTATTCCAGATGAAATATTTGCGATAGGTGATGATATATTTTTAAGTGTACTGGGACAAATTGGATTTATGCCAGTCTTGGTATTAGCTGCAGATATATGTCCACGTGGAATAGAAGCGTCACTTTATGCGACAATAATGTCGATAAATAATTTATCAGGAACATTTAGTTCGATATTGGGAGGTATTGGAACAAAACTGGCAGGTATAACAGAAAATGATTTTACAAATTTACCATTGTTAATTATTATAACTAATATAATAGGTTTATTGCCTTTGTTATTTCTAAATTTATTACCAGAAGAAAAAAAATAGTACATTTCATAAAAATATTTTAAAATTTAAAAAAGTTTTATAAATTTTTTAAAAAAATAAGAAATGTACTATTTTTAAAAAAGTTAAAAAGTTGTGTTTTTTGCCAATTTCACGATACTTTTTATTTTTGT